CTTGAGTGCATTATCGGGCAGGTCAACACCATGGTCAGTTGCATACTGCAGTAGTTCGCGCTTGGTCATTGCCTCGAAGTCCGGGTCGCCAACAATTGGATCAAACTCAGGCTCAAACCTGACCTCCTCTTTTGCCTCCTCGACAGACGGGGCCTGCTCAGGATTGGTATCAGACTCAAGCACCCAGCCATCTTCCCGCAGTTCGCGGGCTTCCACCGTGTAGCAAACGAGGCGGCGCTCGCCATCCTTGGTGTAGGCTTGCGGGTAAGGATTGAGGTGCATGACTGGCTATTCGCTGTGCTAGTATTCCATAAAGGCAATAAAAAGCCCCGGATGACCGGGGCAGCGTTCGGGCGGCCTAGTGCAGGCCGGCTCAGGCGACGTTCTCAACAGCGTCGACGTAGACCGAGAAGCCGGTGATGGCACCAGCGGTACCGGATCCAGCGGTGCCAGCGGTGTACACGTAGCGCACGCTGCGCACGTTGTCAGGAAGCAGCCCGCCACGGACGTGAGCGATGTACACACCATTCTCGTCCACGTTGGCCAGGTCAGCCGAGGTGATCGTGTAGAACGGGGTGTTGCTGCCGCCGTACTGCAGGACGATGGTGGCGTTGGTTCCGTTGCCAGCAGCCTGGACGACGGTGGCGTCAAGAACGATCAGACGAATCGTCTTGGTATGGCTGAGGTCACAACCAAGAGTCTTGTAGGTGGTCTCGATCTTGGTGTTCTTGTCGAGAAAAAAACCTTCGCGATTGTAGTAGGTAGCGCGTGCTCCCATGATGGTTCTCCTAAAAAGATGAGGTGGTCAGATGACGTGCCCCCGTAGAGAACTGGGCCCCGTCAGGCTAGTGTTCCTATTACGACCTGCAGCATCGCTAGATGTCTTTATTGCTGATACATAATTGACACAAAAAGGGGGCCGAAGCCCCCGTGATAAATGAATCGAGCAACGATCAAGCGTTGGCGTTGACCTTGGTCAGGCGAGCAGCGCTACGTCCGTTGATCAGAGCAACGGCACAATACCACTCAACACGAGTGACGAGCTCAGGGGCATCGGTGGCTTCACCCAGGTCACGGACCTGAGGACCGCCATTCTGGATACCAGTCAGGTGGTCGTTGCCGAAGGACACCACGTAGATCGACTGGTCAGTAGGGGTGCCGTCCAGGATGTGCACGTTCTTGTGGTCGCGGTCGACCTCAAGCACGGGGATGCCGCCGTAGATCACCTGCTGGCCGCCGAACTCGGATTGCGCGATGTCAATCTGGCTGGAGGTCCGAGCAGCCTTGCTCAGGGCGCGACGGGCGCTCTTGGACATGAGCAGGTACTTCTGTCCACCTTGGGCATCGACAGCATCGATTGCTTCGTCGAGCTTGGCCAGGTCGAGAGCAGCGGCGGAGGCGGCGTTCGCGATGACCTGGGAGTGGGTACCAGCAGCGGAGGCAGGCAGGCGCAGGGCCAGGCCATCAAATTCAGCAGCGGTGCTGTTGCTGTCACCGTTGAAGAACAGGGCCTCAAAAGCCAGGCGCATGGCCCGAACCTTGGACTGGATCTGGAAGGCGCGGGACTGGGGGCCCTCAAGTTCGACGATGGCGCGGTCGACGCGGATGTCGCCACCGAAGAGCTTCAGCGCTTCGCTGTACTGCTTCACCTCAGCGTAGCTCTCGCCGTAGGTGTCGTTGAAGGCGCGGAAGCCGACGTCGCCCAGGCTCTCCTCACGCTTGTAGAACAGGCCAGAGCCCTGCACTTCGCGGAAGGGGAGCGCATTCAGGAGGGGGCCAGCGGAGAGTTCAGTAATAACAGCCACTTCCTGGGCGTTAGTACTGTGCTTCTTGGCCTCGGACAGAGTGAGTCCCATGACAGGTGGTGCGAGTGAACGAAAAGGATGGGTGAATCGCTAGTCGTCGTATCGCACAACGATTAACTCGACACCCTCTCCGTCCGATCATCACGAACAGCGCAGGTTAGGGTATCTCTTCGTTTTTAGTGTTCCATTCTTTTGCGAGGAATTCAAACCTGATTCTCTTCTCTCGCTGCCACGCGCAGACCCTGTCGGACACGTTGTCCGTTGTTGTAGACGCGAAGTAGAAACAAGCCGCAAAAAAAAGGCGGGATTTCTCCCGCCAATTTATTAGTATGACTTGAGACTTAGCCGAAGGCTCGCTCAAACATCTCGTCGGTACTAAGGGAGCCGAAGTCATCTGCCACCAGGCCGCGTGAATCGGTTCCGCCCATACCAAGGCCAGCCCCAGAGCCACGGGTTCCCTTAAAGAAGGTTCCGTAGATCGGATGCTCCTTAAAGGTACCCAGGTACTCCTCTGGAGACACACGCTTGCCAGTGTCAGGAGACAGGACCGGGTCGCCGTTGCCGTCGACTACAACCACCGAGCCTGTCTTCTCAAGGCGGAAGTGGCCGCCCAGGCGATCGGCAAGTAGGTCGAAGAAGCTAATGCCACCGTCGACATCAGTCCTGCCGCCAGCGGAGAAGAATACCTTCTCCAATGCGTACCGCTTACGGTACTCCTGCAGTTCGACCTGGGCCTGCTCAGCACGCTTGTTTGCCTCAGCGGTCTGCGAGCCGTATTTGCTTTCCAGGAGGGCGGTGCGCTCTTCGGCCGCGATTCGCTCACGTTCTGCAATCGATGCCTCCTCTTGTAGGCGTCGATATTCCTCAGGGTTGATCTGAGCGAACTTTTCAAGTTGAGAAGCCTTCTCGCGAGCCTCCTTCTCAAAGGCTTTTCTCGACTCGCGTTCGGCCTTCAGTGCCTTCAGCAGGTTGTCTACTTCTGCCTTTGGGATAAGGTCAGAATCAGTTGCAGAAGCTTGGCTTAGATCATCTTCGACGCTGGGGTTGGCACCCGTCACGGGGGCCGCATTCAGGGGTTCAGGCATTTATCTGGAAGGGCGTCACGCCCTATGTTTGCGCAGTAGTATGCCAATGGTGAATTGGGATTAGCGCTTCTTGCCGGTTTTTAAGTCTCTAAGCTCTTGCTGGTGGCGCCTAAGCTTGCTGCGATACTGGTTTGCGGCAGCGCGGAGTTGCGCGGCCTCGATTAGTTCCTGGAGGTCCTGGCCGGAGTCCGCATCTGTCATGCCAAGCTCTGAATGGTAGCAGGTGGAGTGATATTGGGTCCATTGTACAGCGCCCTTGGTGTGTACCTGATACCATGGACTAGCGGAGATGTTTTTATTCCAAGAGCATCAATGTTTCTGTATTCAGCAAGAACTTGACTCTGCAATCGCGCCGTTGACTCGGTTGGCAGCGCAGGCGAGCTCTCCAGCACAGAAACATTAACTCCATTGATGTAGGAGGCAATTTCTCCGTTAGATCTTCTCACCACTGCGGCATGGATGAAATCGCCATTCAGCAGGGCGGGAATGTTTACCGGATTCACAAGTAAGACTTCCTCAGCGGGGCCAGAATAAGCAGATCCAACAGGAGTAGAATCATAGGACAGTTGCACCGTAACGTAAGGTAACGATGGGTCTGTTATAAGGGCAGGCGTGGTCCAACCCCTGGCGAAAAATAGTTGAATCTGGTCATTATCAAATGTAATTCTGACGTTTCGTTGCGGCCTGAAGGTGTTATCACTCCCCAGGCTCGCCAGGCACTCGAATGTAAACTGGCCACTCGTGGGCCAGTTGAATACTGGAGTCTCCCCAGAAAGACTTGCGGCGGCATAGTCGAAATCCTGAATGTCGACTGGAACACCAGACAAGGCTCCAGTACTCAGGGGGCCAGCCTGAGACAGATAGATCGAATTGGTCTGGGTGAACGCGAATTCTGGCCCGTTCCTTACGATTGCATTGAAGGAACTATCTGTTGGCACAAGAAGCCAGGAGGGATCGGTCGAGCGCCTGGGGTTCGGTGGCGCGACGGGCTCGTCGGGCCTGTAGTTGGTAACCACAGGATTAAATAGTTCCCGGCCCATGCCGGGAATCGGCTTCCCGTTGATTGTGTTGACACCCTGGTCCCTCGCTGCTTCCTCTCGCGCAGCCTGCGTACCAAGTCGACGGCTCAGTCGCTCACGGTTTGCTACTGCACGCGCCCAGGCGGCCTTCGCGATCGAGTCGGTATCAACTGAGACATCAATCAATAAACCCATTATCAGTCGTCCTGCACGAGTCGAACCTCGTAGGTGCGTGACTGGCCTGCAGCCATCGCAATGACTCCCGGCAGTGTCGTCAGGTTTGCCACGTTGGTACGAGTGGTACCGACCTTCAGCACAATACTATCGAAGCTAAAGCCAGAACCAGTAGCCGTGACGTTGATGCTCAGGATTGGTACCTCGTACCTTCCGGTGGTGTTATTCCAGGCCCCAGTAGCAATTGTACCAGTCGCCGCTGCGTAGCCGCCCCCTGAGCACTCCACCGCCTCCCAGGCGCTCAGGTTGCTCTCGGCAGTAAGGGAACCAGAATTCAGGGCCAGGAAAACTTTATATGTCTCACCCTCAAACGCCAGGTTTGCCTGGAACGCCAGTTCGCGTTGGGGAACAACTGCAACCAGTGACACAGCCAGTCGGCAAGTAGCGGTTTAGTCTTCCGATCAGATCAAGCAAGCGTAAAGATGCCAGCGGCATTCCATCGAATCACGAAGTCGATTCCACTCGCCGCCGTCACGGTTCCGCCGAAGTCAATTCGGAGAACTGGAATTCCACCGTCAGTTTCGTTGTAAAGCATGGCGAACCCTGCGGCAATGCTACCACCGGTCGCGGTCCAGATGACGTCATCTGCGTCAAACATACCATCATCAGTGCTCTCTGTAGTAACAGCCACGCCAGTGACAATCTTGTCGTTTTGTGTGTAGCCGCTGGAGGTTCCAATCTGTGTCGCACTTGCTTCTGCGGCAGTCTTGGTAGTGGCCGTCAAGTTAGCCGGAAGAGCACTGTACAGGTTGATCCTGTACTCGTCGGCATCGCTATTAGCCCCAGACAAGAACAGGGCACGAGTGTGGTTGTAAATAGTTGTCGTTACAGCCATTAGCCTGGTTTGGAGTACTACGCGCCCTGGGGCCACCTATTGTGCCTATTCGGCGATCAACACCTATGGTTCTATTACTGGAACGGGTGCTGTCAACGTCAATGCTGAGACCGGCGGGAAGACCGGCGCGGTTATGAACACCGATGGCGACACAGCCGTTAGCGTCACCGTCGAAACTGGGGCGAACACCGTTACAGCCCCAAAGACGGACGGCACTGGAGCGGTCAGTGTTATCGTCGTCAGTGGCACCGCCGTAACATTGACCCAGCGTGTTAGTGCCTTGCTTCGGCTAACGGCTACGATGCTCTCAGTAATCGGCACCGTCGAATACAGTAGCTCTGTAACCACAACTGCACTGCGGCTAATCGCCAGGATCCTGGTCGTTTGCACAAACGGTGGCGCAATTGCTGCTGGTGTACGGCTTGGTCCATAGGTGTCACTGCCAGTGGTTGGCAGACTCGTCCACACGCTTCCAGGCGCCGCAGGATTGAAGCCACTGGGGAGGGTGATGGTATTGGCAGGGAGTAGCTCTCCACTGCCTGACGGCGCCCCAAGGCTGTTTAGTGCTCCGGTTGAACTCGTCAGCGGCATCCACGCTATTGGTGTCTGTCCGGTTAGGCGGCCTGCGGTGCCAACCAGCATCAGGTCAGCAGTGACGACCATCGCACCATTCCTGATTTCCCAGTTTCTGCCATGAACTCGGAACGCGGTGCTAAGGCCTGAAACATCTATGTAGACAGGCGCAAAGGGTGCAGACGGAAGCTCCCATGGAGCAGTCGTAACCTCAACGCCATTAGCCTGGCCAAAGGCAATGGCATTCTGAATACGTCCATATTCCAGGGCCCTACCTCTCGCGTTACCTCGGATCAAGTTGAGGTCGACGACCCCAGTGCTGATGCCATTGGTCGCGGTGACAAAGTCGTCCGGTGCGAAAGGTAAGCGGTAGGTGGCAGTACTGAGCACATTTGGCGCAGCCCCGCCAAATGCGTAATTCGTGTTAACAACTTGCGGTTCTCTCTGCCCGTAGCTACTACCCGTGTTCCCTGAGTTCACCAGGCTGTTATCATCAATAAACGCCCCAGTCAGTGCATCCCGTTGACGTGCCTGTGCTGTAGGTCGCTCCTGGAGCCCGAACTCACGTCCGTAGTTGATCCTGGTCTCGACGCTAACCTTTGTCTGCCCCTCTGAGGCGTCGACAGCCTGCTGGACCTGAAATGAGTTCTGAGCGTTACTGATGTTACCGTAGAGCGCAGTTATTCCTGATTGCGTCTTGATCTGTGACGTATAACGGGTCGTAACCGTCTTGGTCAATCCAGCATCTTTATCAACCATGTAGTCAACAATGACCTTGGAACTGTCAAGATCTTTCTCCTGGACGAGTTTGCCATTTTCATTACCATAATAGGGCACAATTGACGAGAAGCTAGTTGAAGACATTGTTGTATTGGTTTCTTCCCTGACCAGCCGAGGCCCCTCCGGTTCTATTACGTATGTGTAGATGGTCGTTTCTGATCCACCACCAGGTATCCCGCCAGTCGACGGGTAGTAGTAATTGAAAACGTCAAAGCCTGGGCCTCCCGAGCCTGTGCTGATCGTTTTCGCTCTAGTGATAGCAAGATCCTGCGACTGCGGCTTGCCTTCGGTGTCCACCCACTCAAAGGTCTGGTATTGCGTTCTAGTAGTCGTGGTCTGGGTTACTTGATAAATTTTGGTGCCCCGAGAATTGTTTGGACCGACGGATTCCTGGCCGCCCTGCCCAAATACTTTGGTCAAGCCAAAGAAGACGATTAGGTACTCCTCAACCGGGCCGATCACAATCTCAAGCTCCCAGTCGCGAAGCTTCTGCTCGTCACTATTGATGTCTACACTGTCTATGTCATCACTTGATTTCGGGATCTCCACAGCATCGTATTCTACAATTACCTGTTCGGCGCCATCCCGGCCACTGATACTTTGCAGGCTCAGTAGGTTATTTCGCGTAAGCACAGGACCATTGGCTGCGCTTAGTTCAACAGGTCGTACCAGCAGTTCCCCCGCTGGTGTCATGTGACCAATCAGCAATGAGGAGCGCAGTAGATCACTTAGTACTGATACACAGCCACCACTTAGGTCAATCTCATTCCGCAAGAACGTATCTGAAGTTGTCGCGCTACCACTGGCCAGTGAGATACCAAGAGCGGCCAGACAGTAGTTGATTACTCCTTGGGCTGAAATCGTTGGTGGGACTACAGCCTGGCGATCTGGAGACAGTGCCGACCACCAGGCCGGTGGATTCTCAGAAGCCTTGTACGAAGGAATGTCGGTCCTACTTGATTGCAGTGTCAGGGCACAGCCAACCTCAACCGTTGTTATATTAGCAAATGGATCAGCGCTACTGCTGATCACATGCAAGCGTGGGTAGAATCTGGTCAGCAAGCCAGAGGTACCATACTGCGGCCTGGCATAAGCAAGTTGGATGACCTGTCCACGCACAGGCGTATGCAGGCCATCAAAGATAAATGAGCCCCTATATGTGACAAGGCCGGTCTCCTGACTATGGTCCTCTGACAAGCCAGATCCGTCCTTGAGGATACCAAGATCCGTCGCAATCAGGCAGCGTGCGTCAACCGTCACTCGATATACCTCAGTTGCAGACTGATGACCCAGCGGCCCACCTTGGCACCAGCAACCACGATGATCTGCGGCTCAGCCGTGGGCGGTGAGATCGGAAACCAGGTGCCGGTAGCGGGCCTAGTTGTGACGATGGTGTCGTACCACGCAAGCAGGGTGTCGAAGTCGGTGCGGCCAGTGTTTGGCCCGTAGCCGACGATATTCCGAATGCGGACAGGTCGTAGCGGGCCCTCGATGAGGTCCGTCCCCGTAGCCGCTGTTACCACAGAAGGCCCAGTACCACGACCCTCTGGTTCCTGAATGATGGTTAGCGCTACAGTACCAACTGTGATGCTAGTAAATGTTGGGGCAAACGCATTCTCGCGCTCTCGCGTTAGCGTCTGCGAGCGAAGCAGGGCGTCCAGGGCTTCCGCCGCGTGGATGACCGTCAGGGAGACTCGCCAGATATTGCCGACGGGCTCGATGACCGGGGCGCCGCCAAACCAGCATGCGATGGTCGACCAGGTTCGCCCACCAGCACTCCCCGAAAAGGCTACCGTGGTACCGACACTGCCAGACAAAAGAGAGTCGGTCTCGGTCTTGCGTGTTGCGACCCAACCCTCAAACAAGTTTGAGATGGAGGCCGCATCCGTCGCCTTAACGAGTCCCGTAATCTCCCATGCCCTAACGACGATACCCTGCTGGATATTTTCCGCCTCATAGGAGATCGGTAATGCCTTGAGGCTGGCGAATGTGGAGGTGTTCAGGGTTACAGACATGGTCAGAGCAATCCGTTGATCATGCGAATCTGCGTGTTCCCTGCGCTATTGCGGATCTTGGTGTTGACGGTCCACTCCTTTGCCGTCAGGGCCCGCATCTGACCCGTCAGGTCGTTTACGGCGCGACCTAGTATGCCAAGCTCCTGTGCTTGTCTGGCCTGCGCTGCAGACATGCCGGTCCTGAGTGCGGGGCCGCTAGGGGAGGCCTTGACGCGACCAGTGGGGGCGTCGATCTTGTCCCAGATGTGCGCTGGGATGATGGTACCGGATGTAGGTGGGCGCCAGGTGGCATTCGCCGGGACATTGATCGGCGACAGGTTGCCACCACGGCTCAGGAAGCCCTCCTTGCCGAGTTCGTTCACCCGGACCTCTTGGCCTGCGGTCACGGGACCACCAGTGAAGAAGCCGGGAACACCCACCCTGATCCTCACCGTGAGGTCCTGTAGCTTATCGATACTGGATTTGATGTCTGCAGCATTTTGGGCGGCGGTGCCAAGGCTATTTGAGATATTGTTCGCTGGGGTGGTAGCATCAGCAAGAGACTGTTCGATATTAGTGGCGCCAGTAGCAGCACCCTCAAGGGGGTCTTCCAGCGACAGCGCGTTGATGTCATCGATGCTCTGCTCCGCCTGTCCAGCATACTCGTCCCAGACCTGAGCGCTTTCCTCGATCTCCTGGCTGCCCTTCAGCACGGAGTCGACGTATTCCCGCCAGGATTGCTCTGCCGTCTTCGCCTCTCCGCTGCCAAGCGCTTCTCCCAGGGACGGCACCGAGTCGAGTGCTATCCCAAGCTCCTTGGCGGTGGCTGCCGCCTGGGCATAACCTGGAGTGGCGCCCGCCAGTGTCGTTGTTGTCTGCTCCAGGGCTAGCTTGGCATTCGCCAGATTGGCCGCGTAGGAGATGAGGTCGGGCGATCCCGCTGCCAGGGCCTGATTGTAGGCAGCCTGGGCCTGAGTGGCCTGTGCCTGCGAGATCGCCACCATCTCCAGGGCCTGCCGGTAGGCGGTGGCATCGGTTTGGATCGACCCAAGGAGCGCCTGGGGCATGAAGCCGGGACCACCGGATTGGATCACCTCTGCCAGTACCCTGATGTATTCGCCACCATTGCGTCGGGCGATCTCGCGGAATTTCTCCGCGCTTGCCTCCGCTGATTGGCTGCCGCTAGGATTGAAGGAGATTCCTCCTGCGTCGGGACCCTGGCCAGTGGCCCCACCGCCGACCTTGAAGCCACCGACGTCCTGGGTAGGTGGCGCGGTCTTGGGCGCTGCCGCCAGGCCCTGGGCAAGCTTCAGCGATGCTGTCAGGGCGGTGTTCTGCTTGCCGATCTCGGCGGTTACACCCTGCTCCTTGGACAGCCTGTCAAAGGCGGCCTTCTCCAGTAATTCGACCTGGCCGGTAGCCTTGTTGAAGAACTGGACCTGGGTCTTGCCGTCGGCAGTGATCGTACTAAAGACCTGGCCGATCTTCGTACCCAAGCCGCCGATTTTGCCCTCTGCGCCCTTAGCGTCCTTCCCGGTCTTGGAGACCGAGCCCGCGAGCTTGTCCGATGCTACTGCGGCATCAAAGGCAGCCTTGGAGAGTTGTTCAGTCTGACCAGTCAGTTTGTCGAAGTAGAGGACAGTTGTCTGGCCGTTGGCGGTGAACTCACCAAAGACTTGGCCGACACGAGGGCCCTTCGCCGCGATGCCATCAATGCCCTCGCCGACATCTCTGACGAGGTCCTTTGCATCGAGGCCGTACTGCTTGAGTAGCTCGTTAGCCCTTGGCGTGTCGCGGAGCAACTCGGCCGCAATCAGTTGTACGGCCTTCCCGATGTCAAGGATCGTCTGCCTAAGATCGTTTGCCTGGTTACGTGCTTCGGCGAAGCTCAGGTTCTCCTGCGCCCTCTCAATGTCGGTCCCGGCCTTCGGAGTGAAGGTGATACCCGCCTTGTCGGCCTCTGCTTGAGCGAGCCGAGTCGCTTCGGCGACGGCGCCCTTGACCTCTGCCGGAGTGAAGAATTCCGGCTTCGACAGGATCAGGCCTGTCAGGGACCTACCCGCTTCACCCCTGGCCTTTTCAAGGGACCTAAGTTGGTCTTCTAGAGAAGCAGTGCCCTTCAGGATGTCCTTAGCGAACTCCTGGCCGGCCTCCCTTAGTTGCTCGGCAGCCATTCCGGTCTTGTCCGTGCCATCCCGAATTTTTTTCGCCCATGGTTCGGCAGACTCCTTGAACCGGGAGGAGGCATTCTCCATGTCGTTGCCAATTTCCCTGACCAGTTTCCTGGCCTCGCGCACTGGGCCCGGATCAAAGTCAATGGCATCCTGGGAATTCAGGATGTCAACGGCACGCCCGGTGGATTCTATCTGGAGTTCGACTGGCGTTTTGCCAAGGTCTTCCAGAAGGCCCTGGAGCTCCTTGATCTGGACAATGTTTTTGTCGAACTTCTCAATAGATTTGGGATCACCGAGCTCCAGGGTTGAGTTCTCCTCCTTCAGTGTCTTGATTGCCTCCTCGATTTCCCCTGTCGTTGCAGCATATTTTACGTTTGCCTGCTCAATTTTCTTGAAGGATGCTGCAGCTTCCTCTGTCCTTGTCTTTGTTTCTGCAAGGTTGTCGTTCTGAGTTTGCAGGCTAGAGGCAAGTACTCCCGTGACGATGTTATACTGCTGTAGCGCGTCCGTAGAGGTCCCAAGCGCTTTTTCATACGCTATAATGTTCTTCCTTGCTTCCACCGCCCTGTCTTGGGCGTCTTTGTCGAATATGTTCTTGCCGCCGGACTCCGCTTCCTCTAAGACGGACTTCTGCTCTGCAATCTTCCGTGTAAGAGATCCGATGCTTGCCCCGTATCCCTTGACTTTTAGTTGATTGTCGTTGTATGCCTGTCGAGTCGCCTGCAGTTGTTTTGCTTGGGCTGCTTCCGCAGACCTGAGGGCTCCAATAGCAGTTTGCGCTTTCACGAAGTCGCCAGTCTCAATTTTGCCAGTCTTGACGTCTGGCTCAAGCTTGGCGAGTTCTGCGGCAAGCTTTTTGACCTCTTTAGTCGTATTGGTGGAGCCGGCGTCTACGGCGGCAAATTCTTTCGCCAGTTGTCCCTGGGCAGCAGCGGCCTCGGTTGTCCCCAGTGCAAGACTTGCTGTTACCGCAGCAAGGGCGCCGATCGCAGCACCGATCGGGCCAGCAACAGCAAAGCCAGCGAAGGCTCCGGCAGCGCCAGCGGCGAAGGTTGAGACAGAGTCTCCAATGGCATCAAATGTCGTACCAATACCACCAAGCGAACTAGCGACGGCTCCAGCCAGTGACTGTACGCCTTTTACGGCGTCATTAAAGTAGCCAGCTAACTTTTCGAAGGTTTTGCCGAAGAGGTCGCCAATGTTGACTGCAGCATCGGCGAGCCTGGCCCAGGCGCTGCCCAGGGCAGTCGCTGATTGGGCGGCCCTGTCCTGCCCCGGTGCCAGATCTGATATTGCGGCATTCAGAGTGTTACTAACCTCCTTAAATCTCTGTGTCGCCTCGGTTGCCCGTTTCGTGCCGTCTGCGTAGAGCCTGGATGCAGCGCCAGCGGCAAGCATGATCAGAAGGAGCGGGTCCATCAACCCAAGCAGGCTGGAGATGCCACCCTTAAATGTGTTGAGAACGTTTTTGCCTACGTCAAAGAGGCTGCCTCCGAAGGCCTTGACGTTCGCGCTTACTCGTCCGAGCGTGCCTCCAAATCTGCCTAGGTTGGCATCGTTCAACTTGACGCTGGTATTCAGGGCACCGGCACTAACGCGCAGTCTCTCTTGTTCTGCGATGAGACCCTTGATGGCCTCCCTCTGCTGATTGATGCGGTCATCGGCCCCACGCAGTGCGTCCCCGGAGGTGTCGTCAACCTTCCCTGAGAGACGCCTATCAGCCAGGCTGGCGCGAGATCTTTCCAGCCTTTCGAGCGTCTTGGTTTCGGCTGCCAGTTGAGCCTCAATGGCTTGTGATTGTCTCTTGAAGATCTCGCGGCCAGCAATGAGGGCCTTCTGTCTCTCAGTGGCGGTAGCCGTCGCCGAAGCCCCGTCATTCAGGGCCTTCGTCACATTCGACTCTGCCGCCGCAGCGCCTTCGATGGTGTTCAGGAGTTTGCTACGCTCGTCTCTCAGTTCACCGAGCTTACCCCTCAGGTTGTCAGTCTCGTCGCCAAGTTCCTTCAGTCGGTCGGTGCCGAAGTCCGCCTGGTCGAAGCCGGCTACCCTAAAGCCCCCGGTCCGCTCCGCCCTCTGCTGGATGTCGGCTCTCTCCTGATCTATCTCCTTCAGGCGGCTGAGGGCCTTCTTCTCATTGTCCGCAACTTGATCGAGGCTTCCCTTGAAGTCGGAGCCCTTGAGCCTCTCCTTGGCATTCTCACGCAGGCTGCGGGTGTAGTCTTCTGTGGCCTTCCTGATCGCCTCGGTACTTCTTGGGTTGAATCCAGCCAAAGCCCTGCGATCCTGGCCGGTGGACTGCTGTTGCGTGGCCAGTTCGGTGCGAAGTTCGCGAACCCTCTGGACGTTGGTTTCAATGGCCGCTCGTAGGCCTTGCTGGCGACGAGTCTCGGCGGCGGCCAGGTTGTTAGATGCCCCTGCGTTGCCGTCTGTAAGTCTCTGCTGAAGGCCCTGTAGCTTCTGCTCTGTGGTCGTAATCTCTGCCTGCAGGCGCATGTTCGCCTGCGTGTTCGGGTCCTGTCCAGCCCGCGAGGCCATTAGCCGCCTCTGGCTTTCCAGGAGGTTGGTGGTTGTCTGGATCTGGTTCTGCAGTTCTCGCTGCGAACGTGTCTGTCTTGCACTGCCAGCGTCGCCGCTGCGATTGTCTTGGGGCGCGGCCAGGCGAGTGCGGGCCCTCTCGATGCCGGCCTCCAGCCTGGTGATCTGGGACTGGATCTCACTGGCACTGGTTCTACCGAGTGCCGTGATTTCACCGATTGCCTTCCTGGTCCCCGTAGTAATCCGCGAAGCAGGGCCCTGGGCTCGCTGGCTGGTGTCAGGACGCCCCAGTTCCGCGTTCATCTTTCGGATGTCGTCTGTCACCTGGCTGATTTCCGCCTGGGAGCCCCTGAAGATGTCTTTCAGGCCATTCTTGAAGCCCTGGAAGGCGGCCTTAGTCGATGCAACACGACCCTCCAGTAGTTTCAGTGGTCCCAGGAACTTGCCGAGCAATGCGACGCCAGCCAGTTGTGCGACACCAGGCACCTGTGCAATGGCGATGACAAGGTCGATGATTGGCTTCAGCGCCCCAAAGACTCCGACAGCGCCCTCCACTAGGACGAACAGGCCGTCCGCGAGCCTGGCGATAACCTGGACCAGTTCGGCGCCGACGGATGACAGGGCCTCGAAACCGTCCGACTTGGAGATACGAGAGAAGGTGTCAGTAATGACTGCCTGGACACGAAGCAGCGCGTTGATCAGCGGGGTCGAAGACAGCGCAAGGTCCCTTAGACTGAGCTCGTTCAGGTTGCCCAGGTTTGCACGCACCTGGTCGATTGTGACAGCACTACGCTCCAGGGCATCAACTGCCGATCCGGCGCTACTTCCAAGCTTGCCGTAGAGCAGTTCTGACTTACTGAGCTCAGGCAAGACCTTGATTAGAACCTCACTGGTGAGCTTCTGCGCCTTGACAAGCTTCTCCAGGTTGGGGATGGTCCCGTCGATTTCCTTGCCGAGTGCGCCCAGGGAGTCCTTCGACTTGAGCAGTGCTGCGGCCAGGTCGGTCTTAAAGGCCGGGTCGGCTTCAGAGATCTGCTGGGTAAGTTCTTCTGCCTGCAGTTTGCCCTTGGAGAACGCCTGGATGACGCCATTCATCACGCGCCGCGCTCGGTCGCCGCTGATGCCAAAGGCTGCGAATCGGCTAGACAGCGACTCGACGATGTCAGAGACGTCGCTAAGCGTGCCGCCGCTATTCAAGACGACAGGCGAGAGTTGTCTGAAGCCCTCAACAACGGTATTGAGGTCGACGCCAAGCCCCAGCGCGATCCTGGAGGACTCCTGCAGTCCAGTCACGGCGCCTGCCGATCCTGCACCAATCGCCTTGAAGGCGAGGGCAAAGGACTGGAGCTTCGCGGAGGCGTCGACAACCGAGTTGATCGCACCCAGGAACTGGCCCGCAAGGATGGAGGCGGCCTGGAATCCTTGGGTGATGCCCACCAGGCCGTTGCTGATGTTGATTAGGCCCTGGGAACGAGTGGCGACCTTGATCTGGTTCCAGAAGCCAGAGGCCTCGGCTACGGCGAGTTGCCTGGAGACCTGCGAGAGTTGGTTGTTGATGGCGCTCCATTGGGCGCTCTGCTGGCGAAGCTTGATGCCGATGCCACTGACGGACTGCTCGTACCTGACGACGGCATCCCTGGCCTGCCTGAGTTGATTGACCTGCTGGCGAAGGCTGGTGAGGCTGCCTGCCTGAGTGGCGTTGAGTTGCTTCTGCTTGCTGATGATCTGGTCGGTAACACTCAGGCGTTCTTTCTCTACGGCAATCAGTCTCTTCCCGCCCGCTCCGTCAGATACCTCCTGCAGTACAATCTTCTTGGTTACCGTGCCACCAAGGAGGTCGTTAATTGCTTTTGCTGCGCCGGCAGTTCCAGTCTTCAGTTCACCCAGAAGCCTATTCAGCGCTGCCGCGTCAACTGTTGCGTCAAACTGGATTGTATTGCTTGCCATTGACGCGCTTGACGCCTCTTAGTTTTCCATTTAAGATAATAAAAAAGGGCCCACTTGGGGCCCAATCTGTATTCGCGAATGGCGAAGGTCAGGGGTTGACGTCAACGTCAAGCTTGTAGGCACCGTAGCCCTGGACGGTGGCCTCCCAGGAGACGATCGCACCAGCCTCGATCGACTCGGTATAACCGCTCAGGATGCCGTAGCCGTAGACGGCCTCGTCGGTGCCGGTAGGACCAACACGGACAAACTTCACACGCAGCGAGTCGGCCACGGTGTTCTGCTCAGCCAGACGCAGGATGTGGTAGCCCGCATCCCTGAAGTCAGCAACGCCAGACAGCGAAACGCTCCAGGTCTTGGAGGTCGGCAGGCTCAGGTTGAAACCACGGGTCTCGTCGTCGTAGGTGATGACGTCTTCGCTGTTGGTGTCGGTCTCCAGCGAGGCGTTGGTCAGGCCATACAAGCGGACAGCCTTGTCAGAGCCGTTCATCGCGAAGGTGTTGCCCTCGACGGTGAAGACGCCATTCGTGTAGGAGACGGTATCGCCAGTCAGGACCGGCGAAGCGGTCGAGATGAAGCCACCAGCGGAGGCATTCTGGATCACGGCGGTGCCGGTGTCGGCTGCAGAGGCCACGGTGGCGCCGGTCTTCACATAGGTGAAGGTCGTGGTCGTCGGGACGTCGACAATGGTGAACGTGCCGTTCAGGGCGGTCGCGGTACCGGCCGTCACCACCACAGTGGCGCCAGCGGTAAAGGTATGGGCTACCGAGGTCGTAATCGTGACGACGTTCGCGGTACGAGCCACGTTGGTGATCGTCCGGCTAACAGGAGAGGTCGCGGCGATGGCCTGGGTGACGCCCGTAAAGGCGGTGTCTACGCTAGCGGAAGCCAGGGGGACAATGTAAACATTATAGCCAAAAGCAGTACTGAAATTCGCCATGACAAGTTAGAGGCTAGGGAGTGGGGTGTTCAGGCAGGGCCACACCCCTTGCCTATCTCTAGGCTGCCAAATAACAAGCAATTACTGAAGCTTCGCCCCCTTCTTAAGGTTCTCCGGGCCTGGGATCACTTGCAAATTCCAAGGGAGATGCGGGCCACCTTTCGCGATCGGCCAAATATGATCAACATGGTAAGGGGTTCCAGCCTCCTTCGATAAACGCGCTGCGTCTTCGTAATAGTAGTCGACCATCATCCTTTCGATAATACTATGAGGTTGTGGGACACTCTTCTGTCTCGTGCGACGCTTAGCCGTCTTGGCTGCATTCTTGTCTGGATTGTTCCTTGCGTAGTCCGACCAAAGCTTTCGCATCTTCTCAGCATTCTTCTTCCTATAGATGGCGGCGGCTAGATTGCGCTCCTCTCGATTTCTGGCGTGGTATTCCGCCCTCTGTTTCTTGATCTTCTCCCTGTTCTCGTTGTCGTATGCTTTACGCTTTTCCCGGAGTGACTCCTTGTTCTCTTCCCTCCAGCGCTTCACGGCGGCCCTGTTGAGGTCGGGGTTCCTCCCTTGCCACTCCCTCGTGCTAGCCGCCGCCCGAGCCTTCCGGCTCGGATCCGCCCACTGGCCCACCATGACATTGCTGACCCCCATCCTACGGGCCACCTCCTTGTAAGACAGTCCTGATTCGACCATCTCCAGGGCCTGGGCCTTGAATTCACTTGAGTAACGGGGCATGACGACCAGGCATCTAGTCCAGGCTACCCGTCCAGGTCAATTCAATGCTACCCACGTCCCAGGAGTGCCACTTACTGTGCAAACATAGGCGGTATTTACGCCAGTGCCAGGGTTAAGCCAAAGTCCAATCTCGCCGCGCGTGGAAGCCCCAAAAATAGGAGCATTGGGAACACCAAGAAGGATCAGGGGGCTAAGTGTAGCTATACCTGGATTAGGGATTCCAGTCGTCGTGGAATGTACCGTAAAATTGGTTCCATCGCTTGATGTTGACAAGGTGAATCCGGTTGCGTATCGTCCGGTCAGGGAATGAATAGCTTGCTTCATGCCAGTTATTGTCCTAACAGAGCCAAAGTCAATTGTCATGCTCCAGGCTGGAGCCAGCGCCCCAACGCTAGGAGCACCCCAGTAAGCGGCGCGGGGGCTAAGATCACCGTCGGTAAGCCAAGTGGGATTCCATTCTGCTTCGTTGGTAGGATTGCGCGAGAATCCGCTGGGACCTGGTGTTATTTCTGTTGCATCAGTGAAGAACTTAATCTCAGAAAGATCCCATGCGTCTCCCGCAACTGTTGCATTCGTAAAGCGAAGGTATCGCGTTGACGGTGCAGAGCCTGGGGTGTTGCCTAACTCCCTAGCGCCACCAGTACTCTGCCCGGAATAGAAGGCTGTTCCTGCTGACCAGACACCGTAAACCTGCGTCTCCCTGAAGTAGATCTGGTTTAGGTCCGTCGCCAGGAAGCAAAAGCCTGGAGAATACTTATCATATCTTGCCCGCATGCTACGAAGCCCTGCAGCATCAGGCTCGTACTGTGGCTGCGGAGAGCCTAGAAACAGTTCTCCTTTTGAGTAGCTCATGATACGAAGGCTTTGGTTATGCTAAACAAAGGGTTCAGCATTATCCATAGGCTTCCAGGGACAATTTAGGTTGTTACACTGTCCGATAAAAATGAGATCAGTAACTACGCAATTGCGCCCAGGCTACACGGCTATTCAATAAGCAACTCGTCTATCTGCCCGTCAAAGTGTTTGCCGCCGAACGTGGAGTTGCCGCCGATTTCCGTTCCGCCAGCGCCGAGGTTTACGACAGATCCAAACGTCCCAGAGCCGACTGACGCGCCATCCTGTTTCAACGTCACGGTTGTTCCCGTGCGTGATACTTCGAAGTCGTACCAAGTATTGGTAGAGACTGAAAGCGTGGAGGATTCAATGTTCACACCCAGCCAAGGGAACCCCAGTTTCATCACCGGGCCACTATTGAACTCAACTAAAGGCACTGTGTTGTTGAATGTGGCCAGACCACAGATCACTGTGTAAGTGCTGCTAGGCAGGCTCGTGAACCTTGCGCGGAACTTGATGCGGAAATCACCTGTGCCAAAGTTCAGCGCACCCAGCGAAGCGAAGCCGACATAGCTACTGCTCGACCGGGTGAACTCGCCGCTTGATGTGCCTTGTGCAAACGTGGCGGTGGTAATTTTTGCCCCGTTGTACGCGGTGATACTGACGGCATTTGCACCGCTGTCGGTAAATGTCGTGCTGTTGTTTGCCCCCTCAAACAGTACGGCAAGCTTCTTGTCTCCGTAGTTGATAGGCGCCGATGATGTCGAGGCCGACAGAAATCCAAGGTCCCGAATCGTTAGTATCTTCACGCTTGTACACCATAGGCAGCGACACAGTCCGCATCTGCCACGCCAAAATAAACAAGTGAAAGTACCGCAGCCTTGTTGGCCGCAAGGGTACTCGGCTTGGTTCCCATGAACACCCAGTCCGCTGGAAAGGTCAGGGCCCTACTTGTGCCGTCACAGAGTAGTCTGATCGCCAGTTGGCGACTCCTGGCACGATTGCTAGTAGTAAGAGTCAGTGGACCCGTAAGGGTAATTGTACGGCAACTTCCCGAAAGCGCCGCCATATCTAGGTTGATGGTTGCATTATAGGCAATTGTTCCGCCGAATTCGGCGTAAAAAGGAATACCCACCGACCACCCACCGTCGGCCGCACCCTGCCTGAAGAAGAGTTCGTTGGTGTCTACAGCCAGAAAAGAGAAACCCTCGGAGTACCTGTCATACCTTGGCCGCATGATGCGGCGATCTGCGGCATCAGGACTATAGTCCGGTTGCTCAGAACCAAGAAACAGTTCTCCCTTTGAGTAACCCATGGAATGACAACTCCTGATATGCTAGACGGAAAAACCAGTCTTATTCATAGGCTTCCCGGGTCACGTTAGGCTGCTACGCTATCCGATGGGACCAAAACCAGTAACTGCGCAATTGCACCCAGGCCACTTGGTGCTGGGCTGGTCTCCAGTGTTGACGCCTTACTGAATAGCTCCATGATTCGTCTTGCGGCACTGTTCATCGTTGCGCCATTCGCCCCAGGCCACGCAAGTAAAAATACCTTCCACGTTGTGATCACATTATGACTGTCGGTGATGTAGTCCCTGCGTTCTAGTGCGCTGATGTCATGAATCACAACCTCCAGACCACTCTGCTTCTTGATTGCAGGCAGTGGAGCTCCTGGTGTCAGGATTGAAATTGCATTTAATTCGGTATCTGCTGACTTGAAGACTCTCTTGCCAACTAAGGCCATGAATGCAGTATCATTTGTCAGTGTATTGTAGATAATTTCCGGCGTATCGACGTGTTGTTGTGCCATGATGCTGGTTACTATTGCCTAGTATTCCGCCTGCTTGATGACGGTAGACTAAGACACGCTGCAGAAGGCCCATGAGACGTTTTTCGTCCCCTGTTGCTGTGCTGGTGGTAACTTGAAAACTCGCTCAGTTCAGTCTCAATTGGAGACAGTCGAGTCCTACCATCACTACATGGCAACCATGGAATGCCTCACAAGCGCTGATGCAAAGCGTCGCTGGCGCAAAGCAATCAAAGAAGCATGGAATAATTGTTGCTGCTTCTGTGGTGAGCCGCCCATCAGCGACAAATCATTGACGATTGATCATCTTAAGCCACGCAGTAAAGGTGGCGAAAGTACCAGCAAGAACTGCTTCCCAGCCTGCGAACAGCACAACCGCAGCAAGGGGTCCTCTGATTGGCGTCCCTGGTACCGCCAGCAGTCCTTCTACGCCGTCGAGCGCGAGGCCAAGATCCTATTTTGGCTTGATCACTCAAGGCTGCCGACAGAGGAGGAACTGGAGGGCTACCTCAGTCGGGTTCATAGCGCCTCGCTGATCGAATAAGACGCACCTCAGCGTCCTCAATGGCCTCCACCTTACCCGAAAGTTTTGGTACAGCCACGTCCACTTCAATGCCACATGCAGACCTGAGGGTCCTGGTACCCTCAGACGCACTTTCAGCAGCAATCAGCATGCCGGTTACTGCCATATCCTCAATGTCTGGCGCAAGGATAATCACGTCCTCACACTGCAGACACAGTACCTCTGGTGGTAAGGCGTCACCCGCCCTCTCCTTAAGATCCTTGTAGACAAATAGTGCCCACGCAGGGAACTTCCTACGGCTAATTAGTTCAATAGCAGCAGCGCCATACTTCGGAGACGGTAGATTCGCTAGTTCCTTGTTTGCATAGAAGTAGAAGTCATCAAGCTTGTGTGCCGTGCGCTGCTTCTTCCGGTCGCGGTTGATCTCCGCATTCTGGAACGCAAGCAGGGAGATCGGCCGCTCGTAGTTATGTAGTTCCTCCTGCTGCAGGCTACTCATGCGCTGAACCGCCGCCAAGACATAGTGATATGGCAGTAGCCAGTATCGCTCTAAGCAGAACTCAGGGTCCCCTGGGAACGCCCTCTTCAGACGCCAGTAGTAGTCGTCGAACGGGATTTGCTGGCCTTTGTCGGCTTTTTTTCGCCTTCCTCAACTGAAGGCTGGTCCTCGGCGCTAGCAGGCTCATCCTCCTTGAAGGCCTCGACAGATCGGCGATCCTCGTCGCGGTAGAGCGCTGCCAGAGCGGCGATCAGGTCGGGGTGCTGCTTGTTGATACTCTCGATGTCGAAGTTAGGGTCGACCCGATACCGCAGCATGCAGCATGCCATCACCAGGTCCTCACGCACCTGACTGGTAGCCAGTCCCTGAACAACCCTGGTCAAGTCATCCGCAAACTCGTTCTCAATAGCACCCACAAGCTCCTTGTCTGCTTCTGCGGTGGTAGAGCCACTGATAATGGCAATAGCCAGGTTGTAGGCACGGTCCATACCCAGACTATGACGTCGTGCGATCTTCCTCGCAACACCAATGATCTCAGAGGTGCCACTGTCGCCTTGCTGTACCTGCTGGAAGAAGGCCTTCTCACCAGTTGTCAAGTAGCCCCTGCGTTCGACTTCGATGATGCCGGAGTCCTCGGTGCCGATCTTCTCCAGGATTGGCTGCCTGCGGGGCTGGACGACAAAGGGAAGATTGATCATAACGTAGAAGTCGGCGCATATAGCATGCCAACAAGCCTACCTGAATTCTCTCAAGATTTCTTCCTCGTAGTAGCGGGCAAAGTCGAAGGCAGGGATCCCAGCACCGCCATCCAGTACGGACTGCACCCAAGGTCGTGGCGGCAAGTAGACCTTCTCTGTCGTCTTGCCGTAGGGGTTGATGTAGCCACCGTAGTGAACCAAGGCAGCATAGGGTGCGCTGTAGGCGATGGTGACGCCAGACTGGCTGACCGTAACCGTGCCAGACTGCAATAGCTCGCCCGTCTCGTAGATGTCAGCCTGCCCCGTTGTCGTGCTCCATACAGGACTGCGTATGGCCTCATCAAGTGCCCCCTTCAGGTCCACAGCGACTCTGGCGCTGGCGCGGTCGATGGCGGCCTTAAATCCAGCCCTGATCTGCGCCTCTGGGAACTGACTCAGGTTGATCTTTACCAGGCCATCGGAGTTACTGGTTGCAGTAATTACTGTCCTTGGCAGGCGAAGCTTCAGTTCGCTATAGCTCTTGATTTGTTTAGTCAACCAGGTCCCCCGATCTTACAAGCAGTGAAATCCCACCGACCTCCTTGATGATGATCTCGTCGATCGCCGCGTTACCGTACTTGCCGGTGATCCGCTCAATGATGCAGTGCTTTGGTACCTCGATGCCCTGCATGTGAGTCGCAGACATGCCAGGTACCAGCCAGTCAGGGGTGCCCTCTGCCAGGGACGTCCAACCCAGGCCGTCAGTGATCTCGTCTCCGGCTACGTAGCCAGTTGGGGCCTCAACCCACTGCAACCCGTAGCCCTGGTAGAGGTACACCAGACCACTTGATCCAGGTAGTACCTCACTGCCTGATGTCTGCAGTGGAATGTAATCCGCACCACTTGATGTGCCGCTTGATTGTTGCCTCACTAGGTAGCAACCAAGTAGATACGCCTGCCCCGCAGTCGTCACAACACGCCCACTCGCCATCGATGGTACACCCCTCGATGTCACCAGTAGGTACGCATTCAGCCTTGGTAGTAGTGGTGAAGTCATCGCTCAGTTACAACCCTCGAACGACAGTTCCTACAGGATAGCAAGGGGCCACTTACATACTGCCTGTAGGCCGCGTTCATGATCGTATCAGCGCCGCATCCACCACACCGGATATTCACAATTTCTGAGTGAAAGATCTCCTCAAAGGCTGCTTCGCCTTGGCCCTGTGTCGTGTCCATCAGGATCGAAACAGCATCGTACCACTAGCGGTAGACCCGCTAAATACCGGACTTGAGGCGAAGTACTGCGCCAGTAGTTGCTGGATGCGGGATACCTCAAGCTCTGGTCCGTAGTTACGCCCAGGTCCACTTACCTCCCACTCCAATACATCAGCCTTGATCAGGGTCTTGCCGCCTGACTCATTATTTAATGTAGACAGCGCTACCTGGATCCTATCATACGAATCAAGTAGCCCCAGTACACCATCTACAAAACCATTGATCTTAAGCCCAAGATGATTCATGTCATCCTGGATCTGCTTTACCTGGTACACTCCCACACTGACGCCGCCAGCAATTAACACACGCACGTCGTCACCCGCTGTCCACCCAATTGTCGTATTTAACGCCACACCGGTAGACTGAAAACACGTATTAGGCTTCCTGTCGTGCTCCTCGATCTGATCATACTCGTACTTATCCTGGAAGCACGCAATGAACTCGCCGCTAAGCAGTTCCTGCAGTATCTTACTACAACAGTCGATA